TCTTTTAATTTTGTCACCCTCATCAACGTAAGTCTTCCCACCCTTTAAACCAAAATGAATTACTTTACCGTTAGCAAATGTCGCCATTAATTTCTTATCTTTTCTTGTGCTTGGTTCAATTAGCATTTACACTATAGCAATATTATATTTTCATATATTAAATGTTAAGTGTAAAGTCAGATTCTGATGAACCTTTGGAAACAGAAAAGAAAAAAGAATATCAACGAGTCTATCAGAAACAATATTATGTAAAAAATAAAGAGAAGATAGTAAAATATAATTTAGAATATTATTCAAAGAATAGAGAGAAAATAGCAGAAAGATACAAAACGAAATATGTAGGTAAAGATGGCATCTTAACCACATACCATAAAGAATATTACCATAAACATCGTGATAAAATTAGAAAATATTATAATGAACGATATAAAACAAAAGGTATTCAGTGGTATAAAAATAATAAGAAAAGACTTCTTTTAAGAAAAAAACAAAGATACCATTTAACCAAAGGTAGCGTTGCTTCACAAAAAAAACCTCCTGATTTTCTCTCTTTGATTCATTTAGAAGATAAAATTATAGAGTTACCTTCTAACATACCTATAGTGAAATCATCGTGCCAAGCAAAGACAAATGAGATTATTAAAAATCTTGAAATCTTGAAAATTAAAGCAGAAATATTTAAAAAGAGTTTAACCAAAGGTATCGTTGATTTAAATAACAATTAACAAAAATAAAATAAAAGTTAATAATATAGATGGATCTGACAGAAGTTCTAAAAAAGAAGCGACCTAATTTGAGTGATGGCTCTTTAAAAACCTATAAAAGTATTTTAACAAATATTTACAGAAAATGTTTCCCAGATGACAGTGAAATTAATTTAGACAATTTTGATAAGGTAGATACAATTATGGAACATTTAAAAGATATTTTATTTTCTAAACGTAAGACAACTCTAGCAGCCCTAGTTGTTATTACTGGAAATAAGGATTACAATAAACAAATGATGAGTGACATCGGTGAATATAATGACGAGCAAATGCTCCAGAAGAAAGACGGCAAATTTGAAGAAAATATGATACCTACAAGTGATGTAGAAGGTATTTTAAAGAAATTAGAAGCAGAGGCAAAGTTACTTTATAAGAAACCGAAATTAGAAATGGCGGATTTCCAGAAGATCCAAAATTATATTTTACTTTGTTTGACTGGGGGTATTTTTCAAGCACCCAGAAGAAGTCTTGACTGGAAGATGAAGGTAAAGAATTATGATGTTGAAAAGGATAACTATGTTGATTTAAAAAAGAAAGTATTTGTTTTTAATAATTATAAAACTGCGAAAAATTATGGCGCACAAACAGAACCAATTACCAAACCATTGTTAGCAATTTTAAAGAAGTGGGTATCAGTCCTACCTGATGATATGGATTATTTGTTGTTTGATAATAAAGGAGGAGCACTGACTCCATCTCAAATCACACATCGTCTCAATATTATTTTCAATAAGAAAATTAGCACGTCAATGTTGCGCCATATTTTTCTCACAAGTAAGTTCGCAAATGTGAATCTCAAAGAATTAACTGAAGTTGCGACCAGTATGGGTAATACACCATTACAGGCGCTTAAATATGTGAAGAATTAAGTAACTCCTTTTTTTCTCTTTCATATGCGAGATTACTATTACCAACTGCGGAATTATATTCATTGCTTCCAATTAAAACCTTAACCATTTCAACTCTCATAATGCTATCACAGTCTGTTATTAAACCCCAAATAGCGTGTTTAGGGTCTTTAAAATAACAATCTGTATGAGGTTTAGTATGGCGTTTAGTTTCAAAACACTTTACCACAAAAATTATTGTTTCATTTAAATTTAGTTCGTTTGACATTTTCTTATTATATTTATGATGTTAAAAATATAATAAAAAACCATTTCAATTTTTTTTATTTTCATAAATAAAATCAAAATACATAAAATCAAAATACCAAAGAAAATCAAAATACCAAAGAAAACCAAAATACCCAAGTAATAAATTTATCGTATCCAAAATTCGCTAGAATCATTCTTATGATACTATAACCATCTAAATTCATAACTGTATTTATAACACTTACGATTCTTAATGGAATACCTAACTTTTTAAAAAACTCATTCCGTAAATAATCAAATATATAATCATAAACGGAGTCAATTAGTTTAAAATCTTTCTAGAAAACCAGTCGCAAACCGAGTGTTTAATAACAGACCATATTCCCTTCTTAATGATCTGACCGTTCTCGTGTAAGTACTGAATATTCGCATCTAGTGCCTTTATCTCTAAAGGTGTAAACCCGTTCCATAACCTAGTATACACAGAAAATACGATTTCCTTTTTATCAATTTTAATTTTTGTTTTAGAATTATCTATTGCGTGTTCTACCATTAAACAAACCATTTTAAGTAATTCCATATTTCCTTTGTATTCCTGATGGGAAGGAATTTCACCTACTTTTTGAATGATCTTTGTTACAAGACCATTTATCTTTGCGTCTTTCGCTAACGAATTTTTGGGATTTATGTAACAAAAATTTCCGCTCATATAGTAATATGTAATATTTTATTTTTTCTAAATTTATTTTATTATCCAAGTCTCGTCCAAGAAACATTAGTTATTAATATAGCGTTTGTTCCACTTGCTACTTGTGACCTCGCGTTCACATATATGATTAATGCTGCTGTAGCAGTTATAACACCTGATAGACAACCCGCTTGTCTTGGACTTGCTGCTCCTGCCGAATCATTTATTTCCTCAAAATATTCTAAACCGTATCCTGCTGGGGTTGTTCCGCCTGATGTAGTTGATAAAATTAAATGTTTGGATTCAATTATATTACCAGCATTTGAAGTCCATTCGTAACCACATATAACTAACCAAACCCCTTTTGATGGTAGGGTAAAATTACTCCTTGCTATAACTGTATTAGTCATAGGATTTGTTGTTGTTGTTGCGCTATCATTATAACCAATTTGAGATGTAGATGATGGCGGGTAAGTATCTTGTAGAATTGTCACATCTCCATTGAAATTTGCTACATCATTAAAAGTTGATATACCAGTAACAGTTAGGTCTTGTTGACAAGTAGTATCAAACATAAAATATGTTAGTGCTGGGGCGATTTGAATCGCTAAAACACTATCCATATAAAAATAAATGTTAGTTGAAGGAGCATATGTTCCAATATTAATATCACCATTAGTAGAAATACCGATATCAGATTCTGCTTGAATACCAATACTACCAGTTTCTGCCGTATAAGCGATGGAGCCATTTGCTATACTTTCTAAATTTCCCGCTGTTGAAATTAGAGATACTGTGCTCGGACTTGTAATTACAATATCATTAGTAGCACTAAATTCGGTTTGATTTGGATTTGTCAGGGTAGTTGAGACAAATGGCGTAACATCAACTCCAGAAAATCCCTGTGATGCTGGAATAGACGCATTATGCGTTGTTGTAAAAGCATATGTTAATATACTTGCTCCTGTATACATATATTTTAATTCGCTGACTGGTAATCCACCCAAACTATGAGTCCCTGTTAGTGTCAAACCAATACTGTATGTGTCAGTAGATACATTTGCTTGGTCTAACAATACATCAAAATAAATGTTTCCAATATACGCCCAAAACGCCCATTTTGATGAAACAGTAGGATTCCAAGTTCTTGTAGTAACTCCATCTAATGTTGGTGTTGAACTTGATGTGCCAGAATATACTGCCCCGTTTTTCAAAATGTATGCTGTTGCTCCTGTATATGTTAGAGTAACAGTTGATGAATTATCCACGCTATTATATCCAAAAATATTTACTGGGATTGAAATTTGAACCGATGTAGTTGTATTCAAAGGGGTTACTGATAATGTCACAGGATAGGCGATTGAACCTGATGCTGCCGAAACGGCATTAGTGCTGATTGACATTGTATGATTATTCTGAAAAAGAGTTCCTGTTTCAGTATTATCACTATTTGCGAATGTAATTTTTTGAAACGCATTTACTGCTCCTGTAAAAGTATTTGATAATGGTAATATTGATGCTCCGATTGAATCTACATATGTTTTGTTACAGAGATGATTTGCGGTTGTCGGAGCCACAGAACAAGATGGAATTTGTGAAAATGTTGTAATAGCATTATGGGTTGCCGTTTGTGTTGTTGATGCTGTAGAACCGATTGTAATAGGGGCGTTTCCTGTTACTACAGTTCCAATATTAATCGCACTCGTTACATTTGTTTGGGTTGAACCGATATTGATTGCTGTTGCCGAACTAGTCCCTCCACCGATGGTAATTGATCCACTTGTCATATTTGCTCCCAATCTGGAATTTGCTGTCCCTGATAAATTTAGTGTTCCACAATTGAGGGTAGTAGTTCCACCAGAAGCAGAACCGATGGTGATTACTGTGCCTGTAGTAGAACCAGTGCCGATATTAATCGCGGCAGTTCGTCCAGTTGCTGTTCCAATTGATAAAAGTCCGCTTGTTTGTCCTGTAGCAATATCCATAGCATATGCTGCTCCGCAAGAAAGGGTAGTTATTCCAGTTCCACTAAAAGTAAAACTACCACCTCTAAATAATAGATTCCCTGAATTTGATGTTGAACCCCAATTTAATGCTACATTAGTTGATATACCGCCTGTGGCGAAATTTATATCACCAGTCGTTAATAGAGTTCCAATATTAATGTCGTTAGTAGTTACAGATGATTGAATTGAATTTGTAACTGTATTACCACTAATATAAGTATTAGCATTTGAAAAAGTTTTTTGACCTGTAATAGTTTGTGTTCCAGAAAGTGTAACATAAGAACCTATTGCGTGTGATGTAACCCAAGCAGTAGTCGCAATATTTGTGTCATTAGATAAAGCACTAACGGTTGGTGCTGTTCCACTTGAATTTATTTGAATTGTATCACATATAATATTTGTTGTTGTGCTTGAATCAGCGTCTATATTATTTAGTCCATCTAGAGTAGGTTCAAATCCATAATTGGTAGCCATTTATATAAATACATATTTTATTTTTTACAATTTTATAAGAAATTTATTTAGTTAAACAATCCTAAACTTCTTGAAAATTTAAACAACATATGTATTTGGTTGCCGTATTGATAGTAGCGTTATCAGCACTATTGAAAGTTCCAGACCCCGATTGTATTAAATTAATATTTATAGAGTTCACATTCTTTAAGTTATTGATAAATACTGGATCGTTATCTTCAGGTCTTGAATTGAAATAACAAGGTACATCATTAACACCAGAAGTAACCGTAAAAACTCCAGTTCCATCAGTTGATACACGAACATTACCAGCGGGTGTTCTTGTTGCCGTATAACGATACATAGTTGGCGTTCCTTGCCCTAAATCAATATGAACTGTATACATATTTGTTGTTGTTACAGCACCTACAGCAAATGTAGATGCCTTACTAATGAAAGAGAATGTCATTAAATATGAACTATTCAATCTCCACTCTTCACGAATACATTGATTCAAATCAACTGTAAATTTTGCGTCAAATTGTGTTCCACTCCAAGAAGCAGCAACGTTACTATCTAACCATACCTTGAAGTTCTTTTTTAAAGGCATCTTGACTATTCTAGTTGGAGTAGCATTATTTATTTCCTCATTATTATCAGAGCGTTCCATTTATAATATATAATATTATTTTATTTAATTCCATCTTTTAAAAAGATGGAGTCAAATTAATTATTATTTAACAATTTCATAAGAAAAGTATTTTAAGCGAAATTCATTCCTAAAGTTGCGGCAGAAGGTTTCGCTGCTTGAATACCACTAGTTACTGCCTTTGTAATGTTTTGAGTTTTTTGAACTATGTCACCACCTTTACGAGCGCCACTTCTAATATTGCCGGCAGTTCTACCAGCAACTCCTGCTAAAGCCCCACCCGCCATTAAAGGAACCGCTAACTCTGGGGCAGCAATCATTGCTAAAGGTGCTAAAGAAGAAGCAACTCCTCCAACCTTCGTTAAAGTGTTACCTAATTTACGAAGTCCAGTATCGGCAGCGCCACCTTTACTAAAGAACTTTTTAGTATCAGAACCAAGTTTTTTGAAAAAATTTCCAATAGCCATTTGTAATATATATTATTATTTTATTTTTAAAAAAATGATAATTTTATTCTATAATAATTTCGTCCCAATTGATAAAAATACGTTGCGAATTAGAATCAATAAAAATAAATTGATGTGGTTCTTTATAGGCAAGTGCTAATATCTCTTTAAATATTTCATCACTAATCTCAACTTGTTCTTGAAATATATTCGCCATCTCTTGTTTCTGGATTTTAAAAATGAAAAGCGATGTAAGACCCATTCTTACTTGTAACGGAATACTCTTATAAGTTTGGCACGCTAACCATATTGATAATGATGAGTGTCTTCTATTATTTACCATATGTAGTAACAGTTTTTCACATTCACCTTTAAGGAATTTCTGTACGTCATCTAAAACAATTAATGTCCTAAATCCTTGACTTGCGTTTTCTTCAGCAATGGAATATGCTTCTTGTAAATTGTCGTAATTCAATTCATCATAGATCTGACCTTCTGGTAACACAGACCAAAAATCATTCTTAATTGATGCCCTACTATTAGGAGGGCAAAATAGAATGATGGTATGATAAACTTTTTTAAATAAAGTTGGTGATTGTAAAAGAGAGATAAGTAATGTGGATTTACCTGATCCCGCCTTTCCTAAAAATAAAGAGAAGTTATGTTTATTCATAAGTTTTGTGATTTCATATTCATCTAGTTTATCGTGTAATTTACCATCAACAACAAATGAAGGTTTCTTAAGAGGAGGTGTGTCATTGTGTTTGATTGTTATATGACTCATTTATATAGATGAAGAATTTAATTGTTCTTTAAATTTTATAGCCTTCTCATTATTTTGTTTAAGTAGTTTATCTATATTATTTCTCTTATCATTTAAAGACGTCATCTTTCTAAAGTATGACTTTGATTCAGTTTGTTTAGACAATTTGTTTTTAAGATAATATTGTTTGTTGTAATTTTGATGGTATAACTTCTTTTCTTCTAAATCCATTTAATATTTCTGGAGAAAAGAAAATGTTAAACTATATATATGGAGAGAGAATATGAGATTAAATGTGAAATTAAGAAGTGTTGTATTTGTAAAAAATATATTGAATATTCAAATCAAAGAGTATTCGTAAATCATAGACATTATCATAGATGTTGTCTAGATAACTTATGGTTACAAATAGGAACTGAAGAACGATATAAAATAATAGATCATTTTATTCAAGAAGATATGAAATCAAAATGTTTTTTAAAATGGTTCGGTTATGTATTTAATGAAAATTAAATTCTAATTAGAAATAAATAGAAATTCTAATTAGAAACATTGGGTGGCGATAAACCAAACATTGATAGTTTAACTGATAAACCATAACTTTGATATAAAAGTTATAGTTTATGATGCTAAAAGGAGTTAAATGATAAATAAAATTAATTTTATTGTCAGTTTAAATCGTTAAATAGGATTTTGCTATAAAAGTTAAGTTAAACAAGTTAACTTATCAATAATTGGTTAATCGCCACCAGATGTTTCTCTCTTTGTATTCTTTTTAGACTTATTATTTAAATAAATGCTGTCACTTGTTTCGCTACTAAATCAAAGACTAACACAACGTCCGACATCCCCCACGCTTGACAAGTAATAGCAGACGTAGAAGCAGCACCTAAAAACAAATTGAGGAAAGGAGGAGCAGCACGAGTGTTAAGTCCACTGAAAAGGATTCCAGCAGATTTCTCAAGATCATACCCGTAGAAAGCACCGTTAGGGAATTTAGATATTTGAGTAGATGTGTTATCTGAACCAGTCCAAGCAGCACGAAGACCAGATGCCGGAATAACTAATCTTGAATCAGATCCAGTAGGAATTGAAGGAATAACGGCATTGTAAGCATCAACTGTGACTACCGTTCCAAGTGATTTAGCAATTCCACCACCTAGAGATTGAATAAGGTAAGGATATGCTTCTGCCGGTCTTCCGCAATCATTGAGTGGTCTGTTAGGGTAAAAATTTCCACCGATTTGAACTTGTCTTGATGTAAGGGCAGGGTTAATAGCATCATAATACTGGTTAGGGCAAACAGCACCTTGTGCGATACCGAACTGATGTATGATTGACTTAACGGAACTATTTCTAATTTGTAACAACAATTGCTGGGCTCCAGATGAACCAGAAGGAATACTGACGGCACTGTTAGTATATGTGGTTGATTTCATATACCATTTTCCGTCTTGAAGAGTTTGTCTCAATTGCTGTGCCGCCATATCACCTACGTCAACATACTTCATATTCAATTGAAATTCAGATAGGGTAAAAGCAGTGAAAACTGGTTGAGTAGTAACGGCGGTGGAATATGACACAAGGGGAGTAATATTAGCAGTTGTCATAACCAATTGTAAATTATTTACTGATCCAACTGGGAACATCTTATCAGTATTGACACCAATAACTGACATCAAAGGAATACAATATGTGTATTTGTAAGAAACAGCAGCACCAGTATGAGCGATTTCTTGACCGTTAGCACTGTTACTATCAGCACCCATAGCAATAGAAATTCCACCGTTACGTTCTGATTGATTGACGGTATTTTGTAACATAAAGTTTTGTAATAGACCATATTGATTTATGGTCTCAATAGGAGTGTTGTTTGAGTAAAGAACAAGAGCATCAAACCAAGACGCACCAGAACCAATCAAGTTGATAGAACCATTAGTAACAGATGAAGCAGTGGATACAGTGTAGGTCAAAGAGAAAGAAAGAGTAGTAGAAACTGGATCAAGGAAGACAGAGTCTGACATACCAGAGGGAATTGTGAAAGACACATTTTGTGCGGTATAGTTACCGAAGTTACCTGAACTGTTAGCAACGAAAGCAGTAGCAGTAGCGGTTGGTCCAACAACTGACGATTGACCGTCAGGAGCAACGTTAACACTGTAAGAACGAGCAGAGTCACTCATAGAAGGAGGAAGGTCATACTTCAAAGAAGCAGGGAGACCCATAGCGGAGGAAGGAAACATAGTAGAAGCCATTGTATAGATTATAAGAATAATTTATTTTTATAA